GCTTCCCCCGCTTCCCCCGGAAACGACGAAGAGCGCCCCTCCCACCCTTAGGTGAGAGGGGCGCTTCCCCTTAGTCGTCAGCAAGATCACCGATCGGTGACTCTCCTGGGCCACGCGGCAAATCCCCAAGCGGGGCACCACGATCCAAAGCAATCGCACGCGTACGGCGCGCGACGCACTCCCACTGCGCCGCTTCCCGCCGCGCTGCCTGCACCTCCGTCTCCCTGCCCTGCCGGGCATGCCACAACGTGCGCACAGCGGCAGCGATCTGAGAGACGAGGATAGACCCGAGACCACTCGTGATGATCGCGCCAATCAGCTCCGCTTTCTGCATCCGTTGTCCTCCCTCTCATAAGCGCGAGCTGCGGCGTCGGCCTCCAGGGCTTTCGCTGCGGTCGCGCTAATCTCGGCCTGACGGAGCGGTGTGTCAGGCTCACAGCCCGGCTGCCACGTGTGACCCCACACGCGGACCATCCGCTGACCGATCATGAGGAGAAGAGCGAGGATGATGAATAGCGGCCAGCCGGGCCAGTGATCGCTGGTGAGTGCGCGTGCGGCGTCCTCGACGGCGACCACGACGAGGCCGAGGGCGACGAGGGCCGCCGACGGGCCTTCAACGCCCCACCATCCCCGCCACGCCGACGGCGCGCCGATAGCGCACCCGGACAGGGTCATGAGGCATCCCACGGTCACGTCCCACGGCTGGATACGCGGGGCGCCCAGGATGAGGGCGACGGCCACGGCAATGAGCGTGTAGGTCGCCGCCATCATCGCTGAGATGGCCCGCGGCTCGTGGAGCGTCGACCAGATTCGGCGGCCCACGCCCATTAGGCTGCCTCGTGCCGGGGCTGGTAGTGGTCCCTGGTCTCACCGCCGGGGGTGATGATCCCAGCCCAGCCCAGGATGCTCACACCGCCGATCTTGATGCGAGACAGGGCCTCATAGGCAACCCATGCGAATCCGAGGAACTTGCCGATCTGGCCGGCCAGGAGCTCGGCCTGGAGCGGGTAGGCGGACAGTGCCCAGGTGCCCGCGGTGAGGACGACGGCTGCGGTGACGACGAGGGCGACGCGGCGTCCTCGGGTCCACCACGGCCGGTCCAGGGCCGCCTGAATCAGGGGCCACAGGGTGCCCAGGATGACGGTCGTGACGAACGGGTCACTAACCAGTGCCTTCATGTGTGTTCCTTTCGGTAGGTGGTCACCAGAGGCGGCCGGAGCCGGCCCTGGAGTTGTTGAGTGCTCGCTGGAGCGCCCCGATCGTGGCTGGGCCGGCCTCACCGTCAACCCAGTCAGCGAAGTCCCAGCCCGCCGGCAGGTACTCGCGGTGCCAGGCCATGATGAGGAACTGCAACGTCCTCCATGTGTCAGCCCCAAGGACGCCGTCGACGTCGAGGCGGGGCGAGTCGTTCAGGGCGGTCTGCTGGTCCGGCTGTACGGCCGAGTTCAGGAACGACTGAAGCCGCTCAACCGCCGGGCTGCCGTCCTCATCCAGGACGCCATCAATAGCGGTCCCCATGACCTGCTGGAGACGGCCAATCGTCGCGATGCCGAAGACCCCGTTGCACACGAGCTCCGACTGCCCGTCACTCCGGTTCTTCTTCCCGGTGTACGGGCTCGCCGACGGCGCGGGGGAGGCTGCCGGGGCGGATGCGGCGACCTGGCCGCCGCCCTTCATCGTGTCCCACGCGCTGCGGTCACGCAGACGGTCCAGGTCGAGGTGGCTGTTGTAGCCGGGCAGGTACCCGTCCTCGGTGTACTGGTGAATGAGGACGTTGCCCCCCCAGTAGGGGACGCTCGGGACGGGCGGGTCACTGTAGGCGCGGCCATAGTCGCTGTACTCGGGCCCACCGGCGTACCACAGCGGGAACCGGCCGGCGACGGCGGACCAGTTGCCGCTCTCCAGGCCCGCCCCGTTCAAGTAGATGCCCGGAGTGGAGCCGGTCTCGGCGGCCATCTGGTTGAGGATCACGAGGGCGTCCGAGGGGGCCAGGTTGAGGGCGTCAGCCTCCCAGTCCAGCCAGAACGTCGCGCGCCCCGCGTAGCTCTTGGCGCGGTCGAGGAAGAACCTCGCCTGCGCCTGGGGCGCCTCGTCGTTGGCGAAGAGGTAGAGCCCGAGGCGCTTCCCTGCGGCCAGTGTCGCCTCCGCCTGCTGCTGCCAGAACGGATTGACATAGCCGGTGCCCTCCGTGACCTTGACGATGACGAAATCAGCCCAGATCGCGGCGATATTGAGCCCACCCTGGTGAGACGAGATGTCAATGCCGTGCGCGTGCGCCGGTGCCGAGGAGACAGCAGGGGCGGCCGGCTTGGAGGCCGGCTTCCCCCTCGCGAACTCAGGCCACTGCCGGAAAAACTTGCCCTCGTTGAACCGATGACAACTGGTCCAAGCCCCGCGCTGCGTGTACGGATGCGAGGAGTAGCGGTCGGTACGGGTCTCCTGGCCGGTCTGGTCACCGGGGGCACCATAGATGTCGCCGGTCTCGGCGATCCACGCCTCAGACTCCAGCGGGTCATAACCGTCCTCGACAATCACGATGACGTGGCCGACACCACCCTCATTCGCCGCGGACAGGACGATGTCGCCCACCCGGAAACCGCCATCCGGGGTCATGGCCTCATCCGGCCAATTGACTTCCTCGAAACCGCGGGCCTCCATGCCGGCGCGGAGGTTCCCGGTCCAGAAGTCGTTGGGCTCAAGCAGGGCCTTGTGTCCCCACGGCACGCCGTAGGTGTGGTGGAGACCGTAACTGACCGCACCGGCGGCCAAGGAGGAGCAGTCGGCACTCTGGGGCGACGAGACTCGCCCATGGGCGTCAGCCGCGGCGTACCAACTGCGTCGGTCCTCCCCCTGGCTGTAGCCCACCGGCTGCTCTTCGCAGATTCGCCGGGCGATCTCAGCGGTGACGCTGCCGACGGTCATGCCACGCCTCCCTGCTGCTCCTCCCAGCCGGCAGCGAAATTGATCGGACCGGCCTTGAAGGGGTTGAGCCAGGCGCGGGCGACGTTCTTGTAAGTCTTGCCGTCGACGATGATCCGCTCACCCGGCCCCACCGTCGCGCCCTGCTGCAAATCCTTGATGTTCTTGGCCTCATGCGAGACCGACTTCTCATAGGCATCGATCCGTGCATCAACCTCCGCCTTACAGTCGCGCAGGTACTCGCGGCGACTGGACTCAGCAGAGACCCGATTTGCCAGCTCGATAAAATCGGTGTCCTTCATGAATCGGAGGCCGCGCTCCGATGTGTCCAGATATCCCGGTGTGGTCATGCCATGCTCCTTGGATTGGCTAGTGCGAATAGTGTGCTGTAGGCGGAATCTCCGGAAATACTGAGAGTTCCACCTGTTCCGTACGCGCCGGTAAATCCTGCGCGAATTTTCGGGTCCTGACCGGCGGGCACGACACGAACACCAGTGACGGTGACCGTGGAGCCCGTGGAGTCATTGGGGAAACGAGCCCGGTAAGGCCGATCCAGTAGGAAGACGGTGGCGTCAATATCGCCAGCCGTTACCCTTGCCCAGACTGTGAACGAAATCTGGACAATTCTGTCGTAGGGGCGCACGCCCAGGTCGACCTGTGCCGCGCCCGAATACTGGCCGTTGCTGAGCTTGAGCGTGTTGTTGATCGGGACGCTGGCCTCAACGGCCTGCACTTCATTGATGGGCCTGAGCACCCAGCGCTCGCCGTTTTTCGACCCGTCAGAGCGGTAGAGGACGCCTCCGACGTCGACGTATGCGGGGTGCGCGGGCGTCGGCGGATGCCCGATGGCCTCGGCCTTGCTGAGGATTTCCCTTGCGGCCGCAACGGATTGGGCAGGGAAGATCACGCCTGCGGCGTCCAGGGCGTTCGGCCAGGCGGACAGGAGGTCATCTCCCGCCTCGGGAATAGGAATTCCCTTCCAGTGATTCGCTGGCATTCCTTTCCACCTTTCACTTGGTGTAGGAGACTTCAATAGTCAGATCATGGCTCCAATAGCCATAGGACGCATTTCCCTTGGTCTCGAAAGATATCCCGCGGAAATAGCCGCCCTTCCAGCTGTTCCACTGGTCTCGGGGAATCTGAATCCAACGGCCATCACCACGCCCCCAGCCGCCGGACTCATACCACCTGTTGCCGCCGCCGGAATACGAGCCGGGCGCGGACTGGAAACCATGCGACCCAATAGAAGCGACGCCGGTCTGCCCATACCAGTGCTTCGCGTAGGCGTACACGCGCATATTCGTGATGGTCGCACCAGCCAGGTCCCCGGTCATATTCGGGAAACCAATCAGGCTGTTATAGCTCCACCGCGAATACGAGCCCTGCGGCATATTGTCAGGCCAGGACGAATCCGGGGAGCCGTTGGAATACGCCTTCCACCAATTCGACCGGTACGTCTTGACGTAGTTGCGCTTCGGCTGTGGCTGCTCCGACGGCTTCGGCGCACCCAGCGACACGGACTTGTTCACCTGAAGCGTCGGCTCCACGGCCAGCCCCAGGTCACGCACCCACGCGTGCGGCTGCGGCAGGCTCGAGTCCTCCACCGTGAGCACGACGCCCTCCGCCCCGTAAGCCGACGCGGCCAGGAACAGCAACCTGTACGTGCCCGACGTCGCTGGCGTCCACGGCTGGAACGTCACGTGGCTGGTTTGCAGCTGGTTCCGGTTCTCGGACACGACACGGATTCGCTGCTCAAACTCGTCTTGCGCGCCGGCGTTGACCGGCGAGCACTGGAGCCTGGCCTCAAGCATGGCGTTCGCCTTGCCCGCGTACCAGGTGACCAGCTCCTCCACCTGGTACACGCGGCCCGCCTCGAGGTCGACGACGAGCTCATAGAGTGAATCGACGGAGCGAACTATGTGCCGGTTGCTGCCACTCCACGGCCAGGCGGAGCCCCAGGCGATCACGCCGCGGGGGAGAGCGGCCAGGGTCTCGGCCAGGTCCGTGCCGCGCCAGACGAGGCGGTCGGCCACGGAGAGGGACTGCGCGGACACGAGCCCGTCACCGGTGATCGTGGCCTTCGCCAGGCCATCCGTGCCGGTGATCGACAGGAAGTCCTGCCCGGCCGTCCCTAGGGTCACGACCTCACTCGGCTGCCCGCCGACCGCCTTCACCACGTGGAGCCCCGTGGAGTCCATGATCGCCGCGTCCCCAGACGGGTCACCGGCCACGATCCGCGTAGACAGGCGGATCGTGTCAGCCAAGAGCTCGCCCGTGATCCTCGCGGATCCGGCCTGGAGCATCTGCGTCGTCACCTTGGCGAACGTCGCGACTTTGGCCCACAGTTCGTCCGAGGCGGTGATCTTGGGGGCGGTGACCGCGCCGTCAGCCAGTTGGACCGCGCCCACCGAGCCGGGGACGAGGACCTTGCCGGCGACTAGCATGTAGTCCTGCCAGGTCTTCTCCTGACCTGACCACACCTTGACGCCGGTGGCCTGCTTGTCCGCGCCGGTGACCACCCACAGGTCCCCGTCGACGGGGGAGTCCGGGGCGGTAGCGGCGACGGTCACGCGGCCGAGAGCCCGCTTCAGAGCGTTCGCGGCCGCCTCGCCGGAGGTGGTCGCAGCATCACGAGCGGCCTTGACCTCCTCGCCCAGGCGCTTCTGCGCCGCGTCGATCTCGGCCTTGGCGGCGTCAAGCTCAGCCTTGGTGCCGGCCGCCTCGAGGGCAACGGGGACCACCTCGCCTTTGAGCTGTTCGACCCCATGGGCA